TGAAAATTTGAGGTTATATGGGATCCCCGACCTCAACAGAGACTGTTCATGTTGCGCAACCCTAAGGCAGGTTCCGTGCAGTCGTTCGGCATTTTGCTTAGCACGTAAATATTTACCCTGGATTAGGAACGTTTTGGACCATTTAATGCACAACACCCCATACGTTTTAAGCCCGCCGGCTACAGAGGTAAAGGAGGCTGGAATGTGAGTTGCTCAACAGGTAAGCTCCCAATCTCCACACCTCTGTAAAAATCCTCAATCACCAACTGCTCATCAGGGGTAACACCAAAGGCCCAGTAAAAACTGGCTCGGACTTCAGGGAGCACCTCACTGTACCCCCTAGTCATATCTTTGGCGAGGGTGCGAACACCCCATGACAGACCAGACTCTATATTGGGGTTAAATTTGCCGGCCCGCAAATAAGCGGAATAAAATTCCTGAAAAACCGGCAAACCCCCCGTCATGGCCATGCCACCTGTGCCCACAGCGTGCAACCATCCTCGGAACATCTTTGGAGTGATGTAATTGTGAACACAACAGGTGTCTTTCGCGACAGCCCATTTGGGGTGACGGACCATGATATAATCATTGCCTCCGACACAGACAGGATGAGTTTGACAGAATTCAACCTCCTCAAATTGGTAGCAGGGTTTTTCAACCGCCATATTAAACCCCATTTGAAGAAACCATTCATCCAACCCACTCATAAACTTGACCTGGTCTCTCTGTTCCATAAACACAACACAATCATCACCATTATTGGCCAACTGGATCTTAACCCCACGGACGAGGGAGTAAGCAAAAATCATACAACACACTAATATACAATTACCTAAACTAGTGTTCATGTCTCCGCTCATCCTAACTCCTTCCGTGGTGTACCTCAACTTCCCGTCCGCCGTGTACCCACGGCAGACATTGCGCAGCTGCATACGCAAAAGATAATTGAGACGGTCCCGATGCCTCCTGCGGGGAAAACAACGATCATACACTTCGTGTTCAAAGCGCAGGGCATCGATCGACACATGTTGGTCGAATCGAC